CATGAACGAAATTGAAAAGCTGAAGGCCCGGCTTGTCGAGCTGCAAGAGACAAGCAAGGCAATCCAGGCGCGCGCCGATGCCGAGAAGCGCGACCTCAAGCCCGAGGAGCAGACCGAGCTCGACGCGCAGTTCGCCGAGTTCGAGTCGGTCGAGGCCGACATCGCCCGCCGCACGCGCCTCGCCGCGCAGGACGAGCGCCTGTCCGCGCCCAACCCGCGCCGCACGCAGCCGGATGCGCTGCCGCAAGCGCAGGCCCAGGTGGACATCACGCGCCTCAGCAACGGCCTCGCCAACACGCGCCCCACCACGCGCGAAGAGCGCGCCCGCTGGGGTTTCCAGAACTTCGGCGAGTTCTGCTCGAGCGTGCGTAACGCTGTCGTCAACCCGAGCGCGATGGACCCGCGCTTGATCCAGAACGCGGCGCTCGGCACCTACGGTTCCGAGGGCGTCGGCGCGGATGGCGGCTTCGCCGTCCCGCCCGAGTGGCGCGCCGAGATCCAGCGCATGGTCGTCGGCGAAGACTCGCTGCTGTCGCGCTGCGACCAGCAGACCGTCAGCGGCAATAACATCACCTTCCCGGTCGACGAGACCACCGCCTGGCAGACCAGCGGCGGCATCCTCACCTACTGGGACAGTGAAGCCGCGGCGATGACGCAGAGCAAGCCGTCGCTCAAGGATCTCAACATCAAGCTGCACCGCCTGACGGCGCTCGTGCCGGTCACCGAGGAGCTGCTCGAGGACGCGCCGGCCATGGCCGGCTACGTCACCCGCAAGGCCGGCGAGAAGCTCGCCTTCAAGGTTAACGATGCCATCATCAACGGCACCGGCGCCGGCCAGCCGCTCGGCATCCTGAATGCGCCGTGCAAGGTCAAGCTCACGAAGGAAAGCTCGCAGACCACCGCTACCTTCCACGCCAACAACGCCGTCAAGATGATGGCTCGCATGCCGGCGCAGTCGTTCTCGCGCTCGGTGTGGCTCATCAACCAGGACGTGATGCCGCAGATCCTGCAGCTCGGCTTCGCGGTCACCAAGGCGGATGGCACGGCGGCCGGCGCGGGCGCGCTCTACCTGGCCCCCGGCCAGATGGCCGCCGGAACCTACGGCACGCTACTCGGTCGCCCGATCCTCGTCACAGAGGCCTGCGCCACGCTCGGCACCGAAGGCGACGTCATCCTTGCCGACCTGTCGCAGTACCTGGCGGCGGTGAAGGGTGGCGTGCGTTCCGACGTGTCGATCCACCTGTGGTTCGACCAGAACACGACCGCCTTCCGCTTCGTCATGCGCATGAACGGCCAACCATGGCTGTCCAACCCGATCGCGCGCAAGAGCGGATCGAACACGCTCTCGCACTTCATCACCGTCGAGACGCGCTAACCCCCGGCCCCCTGACTCAGAGGAACCACCATGACAATCTCTCTCAACGGCCGGCTCGACGAGCAGGTCTTCCAGGTCCAGGCCGCAGCCGATCTGCTGCTGACGACCACCGTCGGAGACACGAAGTACGTGTCGATGAAGAACTACCGCCGCCTGCAGATCGTGATCGACATCGCGAACGGCACGACGGTCACCGGCTCCACCATCACGCTCAAGCAGGCGACCGCGGTTGCCGGCACCGGCGAAAAGGCGCTGGCGTTCACCCGCATGCTCTCCAACATCGACTACGGTGCGTCGCAGGTGATGACGGAGACGGCGGTGTCCAGCAACACGTTCACCACGGACGCCACCAACTCGAAGAACCTGCGCTACATCATCGAAGTCGATTCCGACATGCTCGACACCGCCAACGGTTTCGACTGCGTGCGGCTCGACGGCACCGGCCACGCTGCCACCGCTTCGCGCGGCGTGACCGTGACCTACATCCTGTGGGGCGCCAAGTACTCCGGCGCGAACCCGCTGGTCGACTAACACCCCGTCGACGCCCTGGCGGGTCTGCGACCTCCTCCGCAGCCCCGCCCGCCCGCCGGAGCGCATCCGGCACCTCATTCTCAACGCCGTGGCGGCCGTGTGCCGTTCCTGGAGCCAAGTCATGCCAAAAAGCACCACCACGAGCAACGATTACCTCAAGTTGCTCTACAACGCCACGGCGATCGGCAACATCGCGGACAACGCAGCCGCCTCGCCGCTGACCAACCTGTACGCCTCGATGATGAGCGCCTGGCCCGGCGTGGGCGGTGACCAGTCCACCAGCGAGATCAGCTACACCGGATACGGCCGCGTCGCCGTCGCCCGCAGCGGCTCCGGCTGGACCGTCACCGGCAACAGTGTCAGCCCGGTCGCGCAGATCAACTTCGGCCAGTGCACCGGCGGCAGCGCCACCGCGTACTACTTTGGCATCGGCACCGTTGTCAGTGGCGCCGGCAAGCTGCTGCACTTCGGGCCCATCGGTACCAAGCTCGGCCCCTTCACCGCTGTCGCGGCGGGTGACGTCGTGACCATTCCGGGGCTGTCGGGTGTCGCGGTCGACGACCGCATCGCCTTCTTCACCGGCGATCCGTCCGGCCTGCCATCGGGCATCACCGAGGGCACGGTCTACTGGGTCAAGACCGTCAGCACCAACGACATCACCATCAGCACCACGCAGGGCGGCGCCGCGGTTGACATCACTGCCGCGGGCGACGGCCTCGCATGGAAGATCACGCCGATCAGCATCAGCTCCGGCGTCACGCCCGGCCTCGGTACCGGCACCACCATCGTCGACGCATAAGGGACCGCCATGGCGTTCTATCTGGTCACCCGCGCCGCCGCGGCGATGACGGTGGGCATCGACATGATGACCATCACCTCGGTCGGCAAGTCGCTGAACATCTGGTCGATCGACGTCAACGGCGTGCAGAATGCCTCGCTCGCTGGCGAGCTCAAGGCCGCCTACAGCACCGGCGGCGCGACGGCGAGCGTCAGCATCACGCCCACCCGCGTCGACCGCAACAACGCCACCGCAGCGAGCTTTCTCGCCCGCGCTGGCTGGACCACGCAGCCGACCATCAGCGGCTCCGATGCAGACCTCTGGCTCTTCAGCGTCAACGCCAACGGCGGCAAGGATCGCTTTCCCGGCTACCCGCAACCGCTGCCGGTGCCGATCAACGGCCAGATCAGCCTGCGGGTGCTGGTCGGAGCGCACAACGTCGACCAGACCTGGCTCATCGAAGAGCTCGGCTAGTCCCGCATGCGTCCCACGCTGCACCAGGTTCGCGTGCCGAACCTGCCGCGCCGCAAGCGGCCGTGGCCAACGTCGCAGACGGCAGCGGTCTCCGCCACCAGCGGCTTCTACATTTCGACCGCGCCCGGCACGCTGTATCCAACGCTGCAGCGCGCGGTCGACGCCGCCACGGCCGGCGACACGATCCTCGGGATTCCCGGCACGTACATCCCGGAGAAAGTGTCCGGCTTCGACTGGACGACCCGCATCACCAAGAACCTGACGATCAAGTCGTCGGTCGTCGGCCAGAAGGTCGTCATCGACACCGCCACGGTCGCGGGCCCCGGCGGTGGGGCCATCATGTACGTGACCGATGGCCGCTCTCTGACGCTCGAAGACTTCGAGCTGGTGAACAACAAAGTCCAGGACAACTACAACGCCGGCCTGGGCACCGCGGTCAATACCGGAACCGTGACGCTGCGCCGCTGCAAGATCCATGAGTGCAGCAACGGCATCTTTAATTCGAACGTCGACGCGACCTGCGTGCTGACGCTGGAGGACTGCGAGCTCGTCAACAACGGCACCAGCGCCGGCTATTACCACCAGATGTACATCGGCAACATCACGTCGCTGACGCTGCGTGGGTGCTGGGTCCACAACACCAAGACGCGCGACGACTACGTTGCCCAGCTCGGCGCCGGCAACGAGTGGCGCGAGTCCGGCGGGCACCTGGTCAAGTCCCGCGCCAAGATCACCACCGTCGAGGCCTGCCGCATCACGATGGAGGTGCAATCCGCGACATGGGGCGCGAATCGCTGCTTCGACATTTCCAACGCCGGTGACCTGACCATCCGCGGCAATTACATCGAGTACCGCACCGGCCAGAACGGCGGGCAGGGGCAGGCGATCACCTGGGGCGCCGAAGGTTCGGTCAACCTCCCCGGCCTGGCCTTCGAGGTCGGGCGCACGTTCAAGGTCAAGATCCAGCAAAACACCATCGTCGCGCGATCCGACTTCCAGAGCTCAGTGACGAACCAGCACCCGCTCTGGATCGCTGCTGGCAACTACGGCTACGACGGCTCGTCGTGGGGCACGCAGCCGGTGCCGGCGCCGACCGAGTTCTCGGTCGTCGACAACATTTTCTGCGGCTGGATCAACAATCCGCCGCAGGTGCTGCAGGGCGGCTATCTGGTGTATGGGAATTCGGGGTCATACAGCGTCACGCCATCGGCGACCTATGCGATCAGCGGATCGGCGAACACCTGCGGCGCGCTGTCGCTATTGACGAGCGCGGCGAGCTACGACTACACGCCGGCTTCCCCGGTGACCGGTTCGCAGAACTGGATGACGCTGTCATACGTTCACCCGACATCGACCATCGCGAGGACAGACGCCACGCGCGGCGCCGTCGCGGTTGCATCGATTGCCTGGCCGACCTCGGTCGCGGTCAGTCGGTACGCGAGCGTTCCGGTCCCGGCGAACCTGACGATCAGGGCAGTGTCGTCGGTCGTTTCATCCGGGCTGCCTGATATCGCGGACGAGGGCGGGGCGGTCGACAGCAGCGCCATCGGCGCCTCCTACAGCCAGAACCTGACGTGGAACGAGGACTTTGGCCCCGGCGGCGGCGGTCTGTTCACCGGCGGCGGGCATCAGACCTGCGACTATGCGTTCGCGTGGGTGTTCGATGGTTCGCTGCCGGGCTGGGTTTCGCTGGCGCTCAACAACGCCGGACCGACGACGTACCCTGGCCAGGCGTTGAACACCACCTACGCGACTGGAACGGAAGCGAGCCTGACGCCCGCCAACATCCCCGGCGGCACACTGATCGCCGACGGCTACTACTGCAGGCCGCAGCCGGCCGATCCGAGCTACCCGACGCCCTACGGGTACCCATCGTTCGACTCGATGGAATTCGGCGAGTGGTCGACCGGGGTGCCGTTCGGCTTCCACAGCTGGAACAGCATTTTCAGGATCCCGGCGAACAAGATGGGCATGGGGTCGAAGGGGGGCTGGGGCACGATCTGCCACCACTCGATGACTCGCATGTCCGGCAAGGGAGTCGCATGGGGGCACAAGATCGACGCCGCGACGGGCCAGTGGTCACGCTGGCCACAGCGGCTGCCGGCGCTGAGCGGAATCAACGACATGGGCGCGGAGATGCGCTCCTGCGTCGAAGGGAACTACGCCTACACCAAGTGGAACTACGGAACGAACAACGGGCGGAACATGGTCAGAACTGACCTGACCACCGGCGCCCACACTTCGATCCCGAACGCCAACGCGATGTTCGCGACGAACAACCTCCTCATCATTCCCGGCACGACGATCTGCGTCTGGCTGATGCCGGTCGGGGGCACGCAATCCTCTGGAACCAGGCAGGCAATCATCGGCGCGTGCGACGTCAGCGGCAGCGGCACGACGCAGGTCGAATGCAATATGGTGTCGAACACGATGCCGTCGAGCGCATGGTGGGACTCGTGGGCGATCAATCTCGCCGGCTCGCATAGCGGCTTTGGTCAGGCCGGCCTTGCCTGGGTGCCTGAAGTCGGAAAGCTGGCCGCCTTCCACCAGGCGCCGATCAGCAGCGTCGATGGAACGTGGCCGCTGAGCCTCTTCTGGATCACGCCGCCGGCGAACGTGCAGTCGACATACGCGAGCGGCCAATGGACGGTCGAGGAAGAACCGCTGCAGGTGCCTGCCGGCGACACGAAGGCGGGGACGGCCAACAACCGCGGGACGTGGGGCTTTCAGTACAACTCGTTTGCGTGGTCTAGCAAATTGAGATGTTTTCTGCACTTTCCGCGGCCGGGTGCCGGAATGTGCTTCTTCATCCGCAGCAACAAGGTGCCATGACAACGATCATCGACGAGAAGACGCAGAAGCCGTGGATGGAGCACGGCTATGTCGGCGACTTCGCCGTGCGCGAGTTCGAACGCGGCATGCAGCCGCATGACGGCCACGCGCACTGGATCGATCATCTGACCGTCTTCTACCGGGGCCCGGTGCGCCTGACCAAGAAGCACGAGGTCACGGGCGAAGTGCAGGTCGTCGAGATTCACAAATTGCCATGGGTATTGAACATCGAGAAGGACTGGCATCACACGGTCGAGGCGCTGACTGAAAACGGTGCGGGTTGGTTCTGCATCTTCAGCGGCGCGCAGGCCGATGCGCAGGTGATCTCTCGCGACGACTTTAACTACGAGAGGTTGACGCATGGCTAACCCTTTCGGCGGCAGTGATGAGGCCCTGTCTGTCGTTCCGGGACACACCAACGCGGCCAATCTGGTCTATGCAATGGTGCCGCGCACCGCGAACAAGTGGCGCGAAGTCGTCAACGCTGCCGACGTTACCCCAACGGCCTCCGGCAACTACGACGCCGACGGATTCTGGCGCTCGGCCAATACGACATTCAACGTCGCCGCCTACACGATCGGTTCTCCGCTCAACACCGGCACGGCGCGCACGATGATCTGCGCCGTTCGCTACAACTCAGGCGGAGGCGGGTCTGGAGGGAATCCGCACGCAGGTTGCTGGAACGCGGTCAATTTCGCGACCGCCGGCCGCTTCTACCTGCGCATGGATATCTATGCGCAGCAGTACCAGGGTCACATCATGGACGACGTCGGGAGCTCCGCCGTCGGGCTGACTTCTGCACAGTACAACCCCGGCAACACCACATCATCGATCGTCATCCGTGGCAACAGTGCGACGCCTGCGCAAAGCGCCTATCACCGGGTCGGCAGCACCAACACGTCGATGGGCACCGAGACGAGCAGCGCCATCAAGCAAAACGATGCCTACCTCGACCGGGTGGGATGCCGGACCACGAACAAGTGGGCGGTGCAATTCGTGTTCGTCTACAACGCGGTGCTGAGCGACGCCGATGTCAACGCCATCATGGACAACCCCGCAGGAGTGATCGCGGGAGCGAGCTCTGCCGTCCACCCCGGCCTTCTGATGCCCCGCTTCGTCAACTTTCAACCCGGCTTTAGCCGCTGATCTCAGGAGTCCTCGATGGCTTCATCCGATGCAAAGCCGGTCCCGATCAAGAACCAGGCCTTCCGCCTGACGTTCGGCATCTACAAGAACGACGGCACGCTCATCACGGGCGCCACCGGGCTCGACTCCGAGGTCAGCAAGGACGCCGGCACATTCACGGATGCCACGAGCGAGGCCACGGAGATCGCCACCAGCTCTGGCGTCTACTACCTCGACCTGACATCCTCCGAGATGAACGCCGACACGGTGGCCATTCTCGTCAAGTCGACCAGCACCGGGGCTGTTCCGGTGACGATCACCATGTACCCGGCCGAGGCCGGTGACTTCAATACCATTGTCGACGACCTGCTCGCACGCGATATCGGCTCCGGCTCCGGCGCAGGCAGCCTCAATGAGCGCACCGTGCGCTCTGCGTTGCGCAAGCTGCGCAACAAGGACAGCGTGTCCGCTGGTACCGGCACCGTGACCAAGGAAGACGACGCGACGACGGCCTTCACCTACGCCGTCACCACCAACGCCGCCGCGGATCCGATCGTCGGCATCGATCCCGCGTAGTCGCGCGGCTCAAGTCCGGCGCGGCATGACCCGCGCTGGCATCGTCTGAAGCGACGCCGGAGAAGCTATGGCGGAAGGTTTTGTCGGCCGGTTGCCGCTGATCGGCGTTTCGGGAGAAATTCCCAAGCCGAACGCCGCCGCCGCCTCGGCCTCGAGCGTCACCGGCCAGGGCACCAACAGCCGCACCGGCGCCGCGCTGTCGCTGTCGAGCGCGTTTGCGCCTTATACGTCGACGGCCGTTGTCAACGGCGTGTCGTCGTCGCAGTCGAGCGTCACCGCGGTCATCTATGCGGTCGCGAACGAAGGATTCGTCGGTTTCCGGAACTTCATCTCGGTGCAGGCGATGCCGGCCTACGCTGGCGCCGCCTACAGTTTCGCCGGGGTCAGCGGCGCGATGGCGCAGGTCATCGTCCGCACCGGCAGCGCGATCGCGGGCGCCGCAGTCACCGGCCGCAATGCCTCGATCGGCGGGCAGGAGGGCTGGTCAGGCCTGCGCCAGTTCATCTCGGTGCAGGGCTCCACTTCGCCAGTGCCATGGGGCCAGTCGAGCTCCGTTGCCAGTATCAGCGGCGAGGGCGTCTACAGCGTTCTCGGCGATTACGCCACGCCGCCGCGGTCGGTGTTCGACCTCCCGCCGCCGGCCGACTTCAAGCCGCCCGGCCTGACGCTCGATTACGGCGCGCCGACTTCGCTGCGGCTGCCCGGCACCACCTACGCAGAGCTGCTGGCGACGAGCAGCGTCAGCGGCCAGCTGCGCTCCGTCATCATCACCACGGCCAGCTCGCAGTCGCAGTCGGTGGTTTCGGGCGAGGCGCGCCAGGCGATCGCGGCGAGTGGAGCCGTCACGGCCGGCGCACAGGTCACCGGTGCCCCGCTCGGCGTCATCGCGCTGACCGGAATCGGCAGTGCGACCTCGCTGCTCGCGGTCACCGGCCAGGACCGTTCGCTCTCGCCGGGGGCTGGCCTCGGTACTGCGACGGCGACGAGCACGGTCACCGCGACCGGGCCGAGCAGCTTTGTGCAGCCGGCGGCTGCAGTTTCGCAGTCGAGCGTTTCCGCGGTTGATGCGTCCGGCTACCCGCTGGCGGCGCCGGCCGGCAATGCACTGGCCGGTGCGGTGGTCAGCGGCGAGGCGGTGGCCGGCGTCATCCGCACGGCCGAGGCGCATTGCGCGGCCGCGATCGCCGGCGTGCAGGCGACGCTCGCGATCGCCGAAGCTTCAATTTCAAGCCTGGCGGACGTGACCGGCTCCTACGGCTCGTTCACCACCGTCGTCGCGGCGGGCCGCTGGCCGCGCGACGCCCGCACCATCGGCACCACGCGCGCCGGCACTGCGCCGATGCGCCGGCCTGTCAACAGTTCCTAGCGAGTACCGATGGCCCTAACCAAGATCACCGACGCCAGCGTCGAGCCTGTCACCGCGGCGGACGTCGAGACCCAGCTGCGCCTCGAGCCCGGCACCGAGACGGCCTACCTGCAGGCGCTCATCACCGCCGCCCGCACCGAGGCCGAGAATCGCATGCAGCGCACGCTGCTCTCGACCACCTGGCGCCTGCTGCTGGATCAGTTCCCGGATGCGATCCGCCTGCAGATGCCGCGCATCATCGGCGTGCAGGCCGTGCAGTATGTCGACGAGCTCGGCGCGCTGCAGACGCTCGACCCGACCCTCTACTCGGTCGACATCGGCTCCGAACCCGGCTGGATCGTTCCGGCCTGGGACCAGGTCTGGCCCAGCACGCGCGAGCAGATCAATGCGGTCAGCGTCGTCTACTCCGCCGGCTATGGCAACAGCGCCGCGCTGGTGCCGGCGCCGATCCGGCAATGGATTCTCCTGGCGGTCGGTGAGATGTACAACAACCGCGAGCGCGGTGCCGTCAAGCCGAGCGTGCCGCATGAGTTCGTCGACGGCCTGCTCGACACCTATCGCGTGCGCGGGGTCTGATGGAAGCGGGTTTGCTCAACCGCCGCATCACGCTGCAGCGGCCGGTCGAAGTGCGCGGTGCGGACTACGCCGACGTGCAGGTCACCTGGCAGGACGTCGCCACCGTCTGGGCCTCGGTCGAGCCGCTCTCTGGTGGCGAGTTCTTCCGCAACCAGGAGCAGCAGGGCGAGCTGACGCACCGCGTGCGTATCCGCTGGCGCTCCGGTGTCGACGCGAAGATGCGGGTGCTGTTCGGCACCCGCATCTTCGGCATCGACAGCGTC